CGCCATGACCGCAGGATTCACCCATGTCCCAGCAGCCGCAGGAGTTCCAACAGGCGCACGAACCAACCCAACTGGTAACGTACCCCTGTACTATGATACGACAAACAACAAATTGTATGTCTACAATGGTGCTTGGAAATCAGTAACACTCGCTTAAAACAAACAAAGGAGCCAAACATGGCAATCGACTACACCGCACTACTCACCGTAGAGCAAAAACAAAACATCCTCAACCAACGCATCTCACAATTCGCAGCAGAAGCATGGCAACACGAACTGAACAAACAAACCTGTGAACAGTTAAACGACGAAGCAGGCGTAACCTCAGCAGAAAACGCTCTCGCCACACTTGAAGCAGCAATCAACGTTCACCAAAATGAACTTGCTTCGCTGGAGGCGTAAACCACGCAAAGGTGCTTGCGACTGGCTAATCAACTATCTGTTTGAAAAATGATTAAACATCAAGAAACCCATCCATCATTAGATGTCGATGGTTGTTTTGGTTGCCGTGTCGCAGGCATCCGCATGGGTGTCAACACAACCACCAGCAGAGGCGCTAAGGTTGCCGAAGTTAATACAACTGAACGCAACTGGAACAAAGATATGCCAGCATACAAACGTCTTCGCGCTAACGGGCTACAACCCAAGAAGATTGATGGTGCTGCTGAGGTTGAAAAGAAAGCACAGGAATCATGGCAAGTGGAGACAGGCATTCTTCCAACAATCTAAAACTTGTTGGCGTTGACATCCCTAAAGTTGGGTACGGCAAAATGGTTGTCGGACTTAAAACAGCATTAGCCAGCAAAGTAAACCTGTGCGACGACGCCGAACATGTGGTGTATGCGTTAAGACCAAACCTGATTAAAGGTTGGGACAAAGACCAGAAACCTAGTTTGCTAACGATGTGGGAAACGAACTGGTTGCCGCCAGAGTTTTCTGATTATTTGCATAACTTCGAAAAGGTTATTGTTCCTAGTTTGCATAACTTTGATTTGTTTTCGGCATACCACCCCAACGTGCATGTCATACCATTAGGTGTTGACCGCAACATCTGGTATCCGAAACCAATGCCACGCGGCGACAAATACAAGATATTGTGCGGCGGCTCAGAATGGTTCCGCAAAGGGTTAGATGTTGTTCTGGAAACATTCCTAGAACTAAACCTGCCCGATGCTGAACTACATATCAAAATAGTTCCACCACACCTGTTCGCACCAAAGGACCTGAACTATCCGAACGTGGTAGTCCACGACCAGTGGATGACCGAAGAAGAAGAACGTGACCTAGTTTGCTCTATGGATTGTTTCATATCGGTGTCACGAGGTGAAGGTTTCGGACTGATGCCATTGCAAGCAATCTCTGCTGGTGTCCCAACCATCTTGTCTGACGCTCACGGGCATCGAGAGTTCTCAGACCTTGCCACCCATCGAATCCCCACCACATCGGTACCTACCGCCAAAGGTGTTTGGCAAAACATGGGCGACTGGGATGAACCTGACCGTGAAGCCTTAGCGAAAGCCATCAAAGACGTTGGGAAGAACCGTAAGCGTTACCGTCAACAGGCAGAAACCCATGCCCCAGAAACCGCAGCATTCAACTGGGACACAGCGGCGAACCAACTCTTACAAATAGTTAAACCATCCGCTAAGCGTGTTGCTTCTAACTGGTTGCCGTTTGAACCGACAACTGAAATACAAGTCAACCGCCCTATCAAGGCAACCATTGGGGCGCATAGCATTGACCTCAAACCAGGTATAACATATCCTGTAGTGTTGAACGTGCGTAACGTTTTGCGTGCATCAGGATACCTAGTGGAGAAACAATGAAAAAGCCAACGAAAGCCCAAAAGAAAATTAAGAAGGTTATGGGCGAATACAAAGAAGGCACTCTGCATTCAGGCAAGGGTGGACCAGTAGTGAAAAAGAAGAAGCAGGCTATTGCTATTGCTTTGTCTCAGGCTGGGAAGGCTAAGAAAAAGTGATTGAGTACAGGGGCGAGAAGTTCGCTGGCTACAACAAACCAAAGCGAACCCCAAATGCCAAAAAGTCTCATGCGGTTCTTGCCAAGTCTGGTGACAAGGTGAAACTCATCAGGTTCGGGCAGCAGGGTGTGAAAGGCTCACCTGAGGGGACAGCCAGAAACAAGGCTTTCAAGGCACGCCACGCCAAGAACATTGCTAAAGGCAAGATGTCTGCCGCATACTGGGCTGATAAAGTTAAATGGTAACATCTAAGAGTCGACAGGAGACATTATGCCAATGGTAGGAAAAAAAGAATTCAGTTACGGCAAAGCAGGAATGGCAGCCGCAGCAAAGGAAGCCAAGAAAACTGGCAAGCCAATGAAGATGAAGGCAAAGGCTAAGCCTAAGAAAAAGAAGTAAATGACAACAGCCGCAACCGTCATCGACAGGACGTTGCGACAACTGCTATCGGGGACGGTTGAAGCACGCAACAAACTGGCATCAACCATAGATGCAAATACCACAACCGTGGTTGCCTCCTACCCGTTAGAAGGTTTGCGTACTGGACAAATCCTAGAAATCGATTCAGAACTCATGTACATCTGGACCGCTGACACAGGAACAAAAAGCCTTGTAGTTGAACGTGGCTACAACGGCACCACAGCAGCAGCACACACCGCTAACGCCCTCATCAAAGTCAACCCACGTTTCCCACGCGCACAAGTACTGGAATCAATAAACGATGAGATGGCAGACCTGTCATCCCCGATGCACGGTTTGTTCCAAGTAAAAACCTTAGACATCGATTACAACGGTTCAGACACCATGATTGACCTTGTAGGTGTCACCAGCATCATTGACATTCTTAGTGTGTCTGTGCGTTACTTAACAGACGATTATCCTGTTGCCCGCAAAATACGCCTCGTGCGTGATGTCCCAACAGATGACTTTCCATCAGGCTATGCGCTACGGTTCGACCAAGGGGTATTCCCAGGGCGCCTACGCATCGTCTACAAAGCAGCGTATGTGACCGCTTCGACCGAATCCTCCGACATAAACACAACCTGCGGGATTCAAGAGTCGGTCACAGATATTGTTGCGATTGGGGCGCAACTCCGATTGATGTCGCCACGTGAAATTAAACGCAACTTCACCGATTCACAAGGCGATTCACGCCGCGCAGAAGAAGTACCTTCAGGTGCGGTAGGTGGCTCAATCACGAACCTGCAACGTTTGCGACGTGACCGTATTCAAGCCGAAGCCGCCCGACTAATGAGGTCATACCCAACATTTTTATCTAAGGATTAAATGGTGGCAACGCTACTTAGATTTACAAACTCGTTTTATCCTTCGCCGCGATTCTTCACAGGCACAGGAACCACACAACTTGTTCCAGATATTTTCCCTATTGCCATTAACGGCAGACCATATCTCGTTGACGAAAAATCTGGGCAGTTCTCACGTGGGTTTGAACCACGAGTTCGTGACTCTGTTGACCAGTCAACCAGCCCAGGTGAAGCCGCTATCAACCCGCAAGGTTTGTGGCGTAGAGGTGAAACATCTTGGCATTATGGTGCGGGACAAAAGTATGCGGACACCGCTGAGGCACAGGATTTCCGTTTCTATTCCAGTAAAGGTGTTAACCCTTGGACTAAGGGACAGTTAACGCTTCATCGTAAAACGAAACTGTCATTGTCGTCGGCTGCTACTGAAGCACATGTTGTTGTTCAGGATGGTCGTATCTATGCGTCACTTGGTGCAGATGTTAAGTTCAGCACCGACCCATACGCAACGTCACCAACATGGACTGATTGCACAGGGGAACCTGGTGGCACATGCGCGGCTATGGCAACAGATGGTTCACGTATCTATCTTGCGTTCCCTAGTGATGGTGTGCGGGTAATCAACCCTGCCACATCCATATCGGCTATCTCGGGGACTAAGTTCGTTAACTCAACCGACAGTTACTACATGCTTGGCTTCGCCAAGAACTACATGTTCGGTGCATACGACCATATCTTGCACACTATTTCTTCAGGTGGTTCAAAGTCTGCTCATATCACCCCAGACGACAGCCAGTTCCGTTGGGTTGGTGTAGCAACAGGTCAGAACGCTGTATACGCCGCAGGGTACGCAGGTAAGAAATCACTTATCTACAAAATCACCATCAAAGCAGACGGCACATTAGACGCTGGTGTTGTTGCACTTGAACTCCCAACAGGTGAAGTGGTTTCCGCCATCTCTGGTTATCTCGGTTTCATTCTTATTGGCACAGACAAGGGTGTACGGTTCGCATCAACTGACAGCAACAGCAACCTTGTCGCAGGTCAAATCATCCCAACATCTAGCGCCGTAACCAAGTTCACGAGCGAAGGTCGTTACAGTTATTTTACTTGGGCAAACTATGACGGTGTGTCAGGTGGTTTGGGTCGACTTGACCTTGGCACACTCACCTCAGCGAACACCCCAGCATACGCAACAGACCTCATGTACAACTCAACTGCGGCAGTTAACGGTCTTGTCACGTTCAACGACAAACGTTGCTTCTGGGTAAGTGGTGTAGGAATCATCGCTGAAGACGCCGACAACCTTGTTGAGTCAGGTGAAATTGTTACAGGCACCTACCGTTGGGGTATCCCTGACCGCAAGTTCGTAGCCAAGTTCGATGTTCGCACCACACCATTGCTTGGTACTGTCACCCCATCTATCTCCCTTGACTCTGGCGCATACCTTGAACTACCAGCACACGCAAACCCTGACACCACCGAACATGTTGCAACAGGTCCACAAACTAAGTTCATTGAAGCATCATTCAAACTGGTCATGGACCGTGCCACCGCCACAACAGGACCAACGCTAACCCGTTGGATGGCAAGAGCCTATGCCAGCCCAGCCCGCAGCCAAGTGTTCCGTGTCCCAATCCTCATGCACCACCACCTACGGGTCAAAGACGTCGAATACTATTTCGATGTAGAAACCGAACTGAACTACCTGCGCGACCTAGTGAACAACCCTCGGGTAATCAACTATCAGGAAAACACCGAGTCCTATTCGGTTATCGTTGAGGACCTACAGTTCAATATCATTGATGCGCTAGAATCCAATTGGGACCTTGAAGGCACCTGCATTATTACGATGCGTTCAGTACAGGATTAGGAGTTAAAGATGCCATACGCAACACGAAGGTCATATGCTGGCGCGGCACCTGCCTGCACGTTAACTAACTCTATTACCAGTAGTGATACCACAGCAACGTTAACTGGTGACACAACGAACTGGAACAATACTGCTAACGGTTCGTTCTATATGGTTATCGACCCAGGTCTTAGCACCGAAGAAAAGGTATTGGTTGGTACACGCTCGGGTTCTTCGCTGTCAAGCATCACTCGTGGTGTTGATGGCACTACTGCTGCTGCACACAACTCTGGTGCTACTTGCTATCCAGTGTTTACTGCTGTTGACGCTGACCAAGCGAACAAGGTTGCTTCAACGCTAACCACTAAGGGTGACTTGCTGGTTACTACGGGTAGTGTGCTTGACCGTTTGGCTGTTGGTACGAATGATTTTGCGTTGCTTGCTGATTCTGCTGCGACGAACGGTGTTGCTTGGAAGCAGGTTCCTGCTGCTGGTTTGGCTTCGGATTCTGTTACTACCGCAAAGATTTTGAACGCGAACGTGACTGCCGCGAAGTTGGCTACTGATTCTGTTGAGACAGCAAAGATTGTTAATGCGAATGTTACGGCTGCGAAGTTGGCTGCGGACTCTGTTGAGACAGCCAAGATTGTGAACTTGAATGTAACTACCGCCAAGATTGCTGATAATGCTATAACACAGGACAAGATGGCTGACCGCGCTGTTGGTTCAGCAGAGTTGGACAACCTCACACTCAACCCCGTTACTGACACCTACACCCTTGTATTGGGTGACGCTCATAAGTTGGTGACGCTTAATAAAGCAACTGGTTTTACTGTGACTGTGCCACCTAACTCGTCTGTTGCGTTTACTGAAGGCGACCAGGTGAACCTTATGCAAATTGGTGACGGTCAAATCACGGTTGCTGGCGGTGCGGGGGTTACGCTCGAAGCACAGGGTTCAAAGAAAAAACTTAACGGTAAGTGGGCTACAGCAACACTTGTAAAGATTGCGACTGATACTTGGGTTCTCGTCGGTAACACGGCGGTATAACGTGCAAATCCTTGCTGGAGTGGGAAGCGGTGAGGCATTACCTACACCAACTTTTTCTGGTTACACGACAGGTGCAACACCTGGGCGTTACAAGTACAACATCACCCTTGCAAATTATGATGCAACATACACTTACACGATAAGTTCAAGCGTTGGTACACCCACCCGTTCGGGAAGCACTATAACTGTTAACGGTTCTTCGGACACGCAAAGCATTACATTGTATGTGACGGCAAGCAAATCGGGCTTTAATGACAGCCCTCAGGCTTCGTACACAAACTCGACACCTGCTGCACCGTGTGCGTTTGGAACCTACATTGAAGGTCCAGTTTATTTCCCTACACAAAACGGTGTTCCGAATGGTTGCGAATACAACCGTGTTTGCGACGGCAACTATGGAATCACACTTCAGTTCCTTAGCGGTCCATGTGGACCGAGTGACTTCTGCTCTGGCTGTTCGTGACATTTTTAGGTGAATACAAACAACGGTTAGGTGCGACACGCCCGTGGGATATGCTCAACCCGAACATCCCCCACGCTGATGAACACGTCGCAAAAGAACGCATGGATGTTTGCTTAGAGTGTCCCGAACTTATCGGTATAACCAAACAATGCAAAAAATGTGGTTGCATAATGATTGCAAAAGTCCGTTTAGAGGCTGCAACTTGCCCACTTGGTAAGTGGTAACTTTCGCCAGTGGGTATTTATAATCTCATTCACACCACAGACGACGACCTGTATTACTACTGTCCTGTTAGCGACTGCCCATGCCACAGCCCCGACTACCACGACAGTTCAAGAAATAACACCAACGAATTCTGCGGGGAACTCAACTAACCCACCCCAATACCCTTTGGGACCACCGTTGTGGAAGGCTCTCAGACACCATCAGGAGCCGTTCTAAGCGACGCAAACCTTTACCCGTAATCAGCACAAGGTCAAACCCTAAAACCCTTACAGGGCATCAACCGTTTTGATACACTTGCTAAGTCCAATTACGAAAGGTTCACCATGAATAAAATTAAAGGCTTCATTTACAACAACCCTGTCAGAGTTGCCGCTTTTGTGTCATCTGCGGTAGCAATCGTTGTTGCCTTTCTGGTTCCAGATGTACCCGTAGAACCAGCAGTTGCCTTTGTTTTGTCAGCATTGGGCTTGGGTGAATTCGCTCAACGTGCAGAAAACAGGAAGACCGACGAAGCCTTATTTACGGAAGTCCCCAAGGGCGAGTAATGGGCAGACCGAACTGGGCTGTCAAACCTATCCGCTGGTGTGAACATCTTAAAGGCAAGAAACCTTCTCAGATTACACCAGATATGGTCTCCCCCATCACGGGTGGAGGGAAGTTGGAGAAGTGTGCTGCGGCAGCGTGGGAGGAAATGGTTGCTGCTGCTAAGGCGGATGGTGTAGTTCTTAAACCGACCAGCGCAGGTGACACGCTCAGGACAATAGCCCAGCAAACCGCAGGCTTTCGCCAAAGATACACTAAAGAAGTTATACCTGGGGCGTCGACAAGAATGTGGAACGGCGAGAAATGGTATCTCAAAAAAGGTATGGCTATGTTGGCTACCCCTTATGATGACCCTGCGAACGATAAGGCACGTGGTTCACGCCACCTGTACGGTATCGCGGTTGATGTGGCGAACGCTAACGGCAAGGTTCTTGCTTGGTTGGTGGCGAATGAAGTTAAGTTTGGGTTCAGCCATGAAGTCTTAGGTGACGCTAATGGCAAGGGCGCAGAGCCGTGGCATATCCGTTTCGTAGGAAAGGCGGCTTGATGTGGATGCTGGCTGGTCCGTTATTTGGGCTTCTGTTATTGCTGGTCTTTTTGGTTTGTTAACTGTTTTAATACAGAGACTTAAAAAAGAAAACAGCAAAGACCATGAGGTGGTTATGGGGATGTTGAAGATGGTGTACAAGAAGCAGGGTTCTGTTGAGTACAAAATCGACAAAGTGTCTGACCAATTGAGTGACCATATAAAAAATCATTCAAAGTAATCGCAAGACATTTCAATAGGCTGGTATCTTGGTCGGTCCTATGACTCGCCAAACACTAGAAACAATCCGCAAATACCTAGTAACCGCAAGGGTTCCACGTCCGCAAGAGGATGAATTCTTCAAAGCCCTCACCGAACTAGACCAAATGTTAGACGAAACGTCACGGCGAATAGACACACTAAACTCTTAACATGGAAGAAGGGCTTACCCACCCGATAGTCATGGTCACATGGATGGACGCGCACGCCGCCACATCTGCATGGACACCACTAGATGACATCGACCAAGACCCGTGCATGGTTGTGAGTTGCGGGTTCCTGTTAGCAGTCGAAGAAGGTGGCAAGCCAGACCATATCACCATCTACCAATCCAAAACAGATGGCGATGATGTTGACGGCGTTTTATGTGTTCCCGTTGCGATGGTAAAAAACCTAAAAGTTTTCCCAAAAAATTCTGTTGAATGACTTGACATACAGTATTACTTGCCTGTAAGGTGAGACGCATCAACTCACAACGAAGGGAAACACATGGAAATCAAACGATTCCGCATATCAAAACCAACACACGGAGAACAAGACTGGTTAGACGTACGCTTCTGGGATGAACAGAAACGCAAACGAGTATCAGCATCAGCAGTAGCCGCAATCTACGGGCTACACCCATTCGTACCAGCAGACAAATACGCTGCCGAACTGTTAGGTGACATACCCCCCGCACCTATCGAACCAACATGGGCAATGACCCGCGGCAACGACCTTGAACCACTCTGCATCAAATGGGCAATAGACCGAACAGGTATCCCATACTTCACACCTGAAGAAATGTTTGCTTTTGAAAGCGACAACGGTGCGCGAATGATTGCCACCCTTGACGGCTTCTACGAGAACGGTGACGAACGCAAGATACTTGAAATCAAAACCATGAACCGTGAATGGTCAGGCGAACTACCTGATTACTGGCGTATCCAAGGTGTACAGCAAGCCATCTGTGCGGACGTCAGTCGGGTCACATGGGGTGTGTTTGACTCCAGCATGAGTTTCTATATTTATGAGCAAGAGATAACCGATGAACAGAAGATGGAACACATTGAAGCGGTAGCCAAATGGTTAGCATCCATCGACTTAGGGATAACCCCTGATGGTGTGAAGTGGTCATACGAAACTATCTCTACCCGCTACCAGCGCCCAACTAACACCACCGTAGAACTACCAGAGGACACGGTTGATTTGGTGATGAGACTGAAGCAGGTGAAGAAAGAGTTGAAAGAACTTGGCGTACTTGAAGACCAGTTGAAAGCAGAACTTTGCGACTTGATTGGTGCCAATGAATACGCTACGGTAAACGGAACTGTCGTTGCCACATGGAAGGGAAAGACTTGGCAGTCACTTGACATCAAGTCATTGAAGGCATTAGAACCAGCAATAGCAGATAAATACAGTAAGCAAGTAACCAATAGAACACTTCTCTTGAAGGGAGAACGAGCATGAAATTAGAAGAAGTACTCGGCAAGTATGGCGTACCTGACCCAAAGATTGTTGGCAAACTACCCAAGGGTGGCATCCAACTTGACTTCGTAGGTCACGCTGAAGTTACAAAGATGTTGATTGAGATTGACCCTGAGTGGACATGGGAACCTGTTGCGTTTGACGCTGACGGATTGCCTGCGTACCGCGTGATAAATGGTATGGCACAGATGGCTGGATGGATGACCATTCACGGTGTACGCCGTCTCGGTATCGGTTCAGCCCAAGCATCCAAGCCCGACTTGCTCAAGGAATTGGCAAGCGACTATCTCAGGAATGCGGGAATGCGGTTCGGAATTTGTACCAGTTTATGGAGCAAGCAGGAATGGGAATCAGACGATGCACCAGCAAAGACACAGGTTGGTAGCAAGGCTGTTGCACCAAAGGTTGCAAAGGTTGAAACACCAGCAGAGGTAGAACCAGACAAGGCTCTCACCCAACAGCAGGTAAAACAATTCGTAGATGCCTGCGACAAAGTTGGTTTAGACCCAGCGATTGTTGCATCGAAAGCCCAACTCAACTGGGATGGGGTAATCATGCAGTCACAGTTGCCACTGTTGCGTGACGCCTTCACCATCTTGAAGACGGGGTTGTGATGGCTGCGAAACGAACCGTAGACCCAACAGGTAAAGACCGTTCAGTAAAAATGATTGCGTTGCGTATCACCGCACAACAACACGAAGTCCTAACACAACTATGCAAGGACCGTGGTGTAGGGCGTAGTGCTTTGCTTCGCCAACTATTACAACAGGAGGTGAGGAATGTCCAAGGAACGAGCCAAGGGAACTAGTTTTGAAACTTTCGTAGTCAACTACCTGAAGAACTTTTACCCTCATGTCGAGCGACGCACGCTGCATGGCACGCTAGACAAGGGCGACATCGCAGGTACAGACCCGCGTCTCGTGTGGGAATGCAAGAACCAGAAGACACTCAACTTTTCTGGATGGTTACATGAAGCCGAGAACGAACGAGTGAACGCGAACGCAGAGATAGGTATAGTCGTGGCGAAGCGCCGTAACTATGGCAACCCTGCTGACCAGTATGCGCTTGTACGTTTAGAAGACTTAGTGAAACTGTTGAAGCAAGCAGGCTACTAATGGTTGAACGTACTGAAGGTTATGTACCATCGCACGACATCAAACAGTTTGACTTCACAAAAGATTTAGAGTTCGGACATCAAGGCGAAGAAATTGTTTTGCAGTTTCTTTCAGACTTAAGTCAAGGTTCTTTCGAAGTGAAGTATGACAGATACCGCAATGGTCGTATCTTCGTAGAGTACGAACAGAACCCACGTAATACAGGGTGGAAGCCAAGCGGAATACAGGTAACACAAGCGAAATGGTGGGTGTATTTGTTCTCGCCCAACGCATTCGTTATAATTGAAGTACGCAGATTGAAACGCTACCTCAAACATAACGTCAATCAACTCAGACAGTTGGTAGCGGCGGAACACTCAGACAACCCAGCGAAAGGCTTTCTTATATACCCAGAGCAGGTTAAGGAGTTGATGTCAGTATCCACCTACGATTAGGAGAATAAATGTTAAAGATTTTGACAGCAGTACTTATATTTCTAGGGGTAACAGGGGGAACGGTAGCAATGGCAGAAGCACCAGATGAGACAACAAAGAAAATGCCATCATCAACCAACAACATTCGTTCAGTAAGGGAAAAACAATTGCCAATACCAGCAGACGCCAAAGTTCCACAGTGGTGGACACTTGCCCGTCAGGTTGGTTGGAAGGAAGACGCTATGCGTACCCTCGATTATGTGATATATAGAGAAAGTCGGGGGTTGCGACAAGCATTCAACCGTGAAGACCCTAACGGGGGAAGCCGTTGCTTGCTTCAATTGAACGGGTTTTGGACACCATGGCTGACCGAACGAGGAATTATCACTAAACCAGCAGACCTATTCAACCCTGTGACCTGTCTTACGGCAGGACTAGCCATCTACCAGTACGGTGTAGACCGTTACGGTTTCGGCTGGGGACCTTGGGCTATCAAGCCATAAACTAGATGACCATGAAGGGGCGACACACAACAAGTTGGGTATGCGACAGGTGCAGTACGCGCCTCATTACCCATGTAAAAGTTTCCGAACCACCAACCCATGTTTGTCTTGGGCGTGATAGGAATAGCACAACAAACAACATCCATCCCATGAAAGAGGAAGACAAATGAATACCATCACCATTGTCGGCAACGCTGGCAAACCAATTGAGTTGAAGTACGGTCAGTCAGGGCTAGCACAGGGAACGTTCTCTGTTGCTACCACATCAGGCAAAGATGAAAAGAAGGTTACTGTGTGGCACAACGTCACTGTCTTCGGGCAGATGGCAGAACACGCAGCAGCATCTATCGAAAAGGGCAGTCGCGTAATCGTGACAGGCAAACTTGACATCTCGTCATATGAAAACAAAGAAGGTGTGAAGGTGTGGACTACAAAGATTTTGGCTGACGAAATCGGATTGACCATGCGTTTCAACGCTGTGTTCGCTGACAAAACAAACCAAACCATGAAAGAAGTAACACAGAAGTTCGGTGCACCATCGTTCCTTGAAGAAGAAAGTTTCTAGTGGACATTACGAAACTGTCCTTCGACCAATGGTTAGAGATTGGTCTTAGGGCAGGGTTCACCACACCACCCGTATGCTCAACCCATGACGGGATACCTATGACGATTACAGAAGACGCAGAGTTCATGGACGGCTCTGACCCTTGCGTTTATGTTATGCGTTGCTATGAAAGCGATGAACAAAAAGAAGCAGTTGAAGCGAACTGCGGTGCAGTTGTCTGGAGAAACCCATATTATGAGCCACGAAACTAAAGGTGCAGAAGTTCTATTAGAAGCACACAACCTCATCACGGGTGACAGGCATAGCGCATACGCCCACCCGTTAGAGGACTACACACAAACCCGTGACATTTTCGAAGCACTCACAGGTATACGCATGAGCGTAGAGCAAGCCATCTTGTTCATGGTTTCAGTCAAACTCTCACGCCTGAGAACAGCAATGAGCGAAGGCAGATGGGCACATGACACCGTGGTGGACACAGCAGGATATATCGGTTGCTTGTCTATGGTCAATGCGAAACGCACAGATGAGTTCCTTCGCGACTAATGTCTTGGCTTCTTTCCATCGTAGGTATCATCGGATTGATTTCCGTTGGACGTAAACGCTGGTGGGGATTTGCTATCGGGTTATGTAACGAGGTACTGTGGGTTTACTTCGCTATCACAAGACAGGAATACGGTCTCATCTTGGGGGCTGTTATGTATGGGGCAGTGAACATTTACAACGGAACGAAATGGAGAAGGCATGATAGTCAAGGGAGAGCGTAAGCCTTGCGAGTGTGACGAACTGGTAAGAGGGAAAGCAACATACTGCGGTAAACCTGAAGAAGATGATGACGACTGACGACTTCCCGAATGGTAACTGTGTACCACCGTGCGGGCATATTGGTATCTGTGACCATTGCGGGACAGTCAGTAAAGCAGTACAAGTGTGGACAGACTTTGAGATAGAAGGCTGTGAATGTCTCTGTCATAAAGCAAGAAAACTATTCGTGGGTACTACAAAGAAAACTAAGGGGCGCAAGTGAAAGAGTTAGAGTTGGGTTGGTATGACCGTGCTGCATGCAAGGGTATGGACGGCAAGATATTTTTCCCTGATATACCTGCTGGGTTGAACCATCGAGGTGTCTTTGATGAAGCGATAAAGATTTGTGGGTTGTGTTCTGTGCGCCGTGAATGTTTACAGTTAGCAATGCAAGCAGAAACAAATGACATTCGTAGGTATGGGGTGTTTGGTGGCAAGACCCCGAGACAACGTGATGTGATTGCAGGTAAATAAAAAGTAGCCCTGCTCAACCACAGGAAGGGGAAACCGTGGGAGCAAGGCTACTCGGAGTGTAATACTATCAGATTATTTTTTTATTTGTATGACCCTGTATCTTGTTTTGCGCCACAGTTCACTGTTGAACGCTGTTGTTTCTGCTAGGTCTTCAGTATTGAAACGGTACGCCTTGGTTGGGCAGTCACTAAACGTATACCCACCATATTTGTAGCACCCACACCAGTATCCATAGTCTTGATGTGCTATCACTTTCACCACCACCCAATATCTGCGTGGTTTTTTATAGCGCATTGACTTTCGGTATTGTCGTTGCCAACGCCACAACCTATATCGTTTCACGAGCCTGCTCCTCGTACTGTAGCCAGTCGTTGATAAGTACAGTCCAACCCCAACGTTGACGCAATATCTCGACCACCTCACGGGCTGTTGGTTCGTTGGTGATGTGATGATGTACCCAGTCTTCAAGCATTTCGTTTGTGGTTCTCATTGCGATACCGCATCTTGTAGTTCTTCAATCACTTGAATGATTTGCTGTTGGGTTAGGTGTTTGCTCATCTCATATACAAGCCAGTCCACAGGGTCGTTTAGTCTGCGTGCCATACCATCTATGAGTTGGTACTGTGTGTCACCCATTGGGATACGGTTCATTGCTTGTAAGCCGAGAGTGAAACGGTCATTGAGTTTGTCTGTGTCTTCAAGGTATTTGCCGTCACCCTGATAGTCGCTTTCCCAATGGTCATAACTTTCGTTGTACACCGTGCCATAGGGGAAGAAACCTTCTTCGTTCTCGGTATCGTGATACCACAAGTCAAGACTGCTGTCGTAGGTAATGATGTAGTGGTGTTGTCTGACTTGTTCTAGGTTCAGGTCGTAGATTTTCATTTGGTTGTCCCCCAACTTGGGTGGTTTCTCATTGCTTGTTTGCGTTTCATGGTGGTGAGTTTGTGTGCGTTGTAACCTGCTGTGAAGTAGATTACGGCGATAACTATTGACATCATTGTGCTGTTTCCTTTGTGTCCATCAAGCAACCAATTTCTCCGCATTGCGGGCAGTGCTCTGTGTCTAATATGATTACTAATTCGTCTTCTGTGCTTGTTGTTTCGCACCAATTACAGGTGACTGTCATTAGTGTTTTCATTGTGCTGTTTCCTTTTCTTTCATGCCCTGCTCAATAAGAAACTGGGCTTGGTTTAGTTGCTCTAACATTCCGAATGTTTGCATTGGGCGTAGTTCACCTTGCCTGATACCTTCTGTGAGTAGGAACCTCAAGTCCTCAAAGCCCCTGATAATTTCTGCTCGGATAGTTTCCTTAGTCATTGCTGTTCTCCTTTGTTGGACAGTCTGTGTATGGGTTTTCGTTTCCTTCGTTGTCTTCACAACTACACCAGCCAAAGATTTCTACTTGTGTGTCGTGTGTTAGGTCAGCCATTTCGCCCCAACTATATGAGCGTTGGCTTGGGTCTATGTCTTGCTTCATTACTGTTCTCCTTCGTTGTTGGTTGTTGCTTTATCAAAAGGACACTCGGCTGTCTCGCCGAATACCAATTCGTACACGGTTCTACCTGCACTCCAGTCTTGCCAGTCTCCATCTGAACTAACAGACACGCATGAACCGTAGATATGTTTTGCCCTAATTAGAATTGCGGTTACTACTGCGTCATAGGGTTGTCTTGCTGTTTTGCAAAAGTCAAAGTATTCCCTTTCGTCTTGACGCCACTCGGGTTGGGTTGGCATTCCTTCCCACCTAAAAGTTTCGTAAGAATAATCGCTGTCCGCCTGTGCGTCACCATTTATAGAGAAGTAAAACTCTGTGAACTCGGGTTCACCTTCTCCGAAACCGTTGCGTATCCTCATGCCGTTGTCATTAGCCCAGTCACAAATCTTCTTTGCGTCTAGTGCTAGTTTGCCGAACATGTAAGCCGAACCTGCGTTGCTTACTGGTCTATCCCAATAGTGTGTGTATCCCATTGCTATTTCCCTTCGTTGTTGTTGTGTTCTACCGTAGTACGATTATTATTAGATGTCAAGGATTGTTCTCCTGATATATCACGAGACTGTTATTGGTTCGTGATTGCATACTGGGTACACATACCACCTGCTTCATGCCATGCTTCGCCCTCACCTGACAGTGGCTTGATTTTGTAGTCCAAGTTTCCGTATCTGCTTCGGCAGTCAAGTACCTCTACCTCAAACCAAAGGCTCGTGCCTGATGGGTTGAATAGGACTGTCTTGCCGATATTTTGTGCTAGTTCTTGTGCTGTTGCCATTACTCCCCTACCTTTATCTGTTGTTG